GACAGTGCTTTGGATATCACCATCATTATAAATCAAGTTATTGATGTTTACGGCATCCCCTGTATTGGTAAACATATTATTAACTACAGCACGAACAACACCAAGTTTCTTGACCTTGGCGGGCGGTGTGATATAGATAGGCATTTCAAATTCCAAACTGGCAATGTCAATATCTTCAGAGGAGCCCTGAGGAATAGTTCTCGAACTAAAATTTGTGCTGCTGAGATAGATTACGCTGAGACTGGTCCAGTCGATATAGTTGTCTGTAGTTTGAACTTCAAGGCTAGGATTAAACAAAATTAATATTTGTTCCAGTAGCTGTAGCTTTTGATCTGTGTTGCTGGTCCATATATCTGCTTTGACACGCAATTTAAACGGGGTTGGCATCAGTCTTTCAACAGTATAGCCTGCGCCCTGTTCATTACCGTAGACACGTTGTCCTGCTACTGTTTCGTAGGTACGCTCTCTAACCTGCATCTTGCTCACAAATGTTGAGTCTGCTAGTCTACTAGTGTCTAGTTCTAGCCCTGTAATGTAGCAGGCAATTCTGGGCACAGTGGGCATTTTATTTTCACTGTTGTCTTTGATAATACTGGCCACCTGTTTGGTAAGGTCACCGTACATCACAGGCACTAGACGTTCTTCGCCATCTCCTGCCTGAAATTTAAACCCAATAAACACTCGCATGAACTGAGTAACATAGCGTCTTATTTGCCCGTCGTAAAAGAAATCCATTATTCGTCTGCCTCTGGTCTAAGAGCTTTTGACAAGCTCTGGCGCTCTTTAACGGTTTTACCGTGAATAGTAGCCGTCTTAGTATTGTTAACGAAGTCAGCTTTCTGAGTTTGCTTGACATCTTTACCAACAAATCTATCTCCTGTGCCTACATCGCTTTCACCTAAGTTATTCATTGTCATACGTACATTATCCTCAACTTTGATCCACCGTGTTCCGCTGTATCTAAACAATCGCTGAGGCATATAATCTGTTCGCAGACAGAATTGTCCTTCTTGTGGAGTAGTTGGAAATGCAATGCCTGCTGTGAATCTAGCACCATTAGCTGGTAGTGCATCATCTAACCAACTGCTAGTATTACCATTTAGTGTTCCGTAGCCTGGACGTTCAATTGATCTAAATGTTTGATCAGCAGTAACTCCAGCATATATCGGATTGCCATCGGTGTCAAATAACGGAGCACCGTTTTCGTCTGTGGCCTGAGGTTGACCACCTTTAGTCATCCAATACGGATCATTTGGATCAAAGGGAACTTCGTTTGTAATATGAACGTTCTCTAAATCTGCACTAATTAGCTGAGGACTGCCATCTGGCCCTCTCTGCATATGATAAAACTTAGTAGTGTCGTAGCCACTCTTAGGAGCATCAGCATCAGCCTGATCAAGAACCGCAGCAGTGATCTGCATTTCTTTTTCGTAGGTTGACATTATATCACGCAATGTTTGATTACTACCTTCCCCAGCAACTCCGTCTAATATCTGTTTAAATTCTTGACTGTCTACTAGAGGTTTCAGTTTAGCACGGTATAGATGCGGATACCAAGTTACTGAAAAACCCTCTGCTGCACGATTAACTTCTTCTACAACATAAAATCGTTTCAGTGCAAAACTAAAATCGTTGAGCGCATACTCGTCTTTTAGGTGAGGCAGTTCTACAACGTCTCCAGCCATAATTTTACGGCCTAATTTTTCCACAGTGTCGTTGATATGAAAAGTCATAAACACCGTGTCATTTTGTAAGAATAAGCCAAATTGACTCAAGTTAAAGTCTATATCTGAAAGATTATAAACACCCCTTAATAGATAAATGTCTGGATCATATTTGCGATCTCGATTTTCTAAGAACAACAAATCCTGGATTTGTGTTTCATTAGATATACCGTAGTTTGGAGTGCTGGGCGTATCACCCTGCGTAGCTGATCCGGGTCCGATATACTTGTGAACTAGCACATCAGTACCGCCAACCTGAAACATTTCCCAAACGGTTTTATCGATGAATTTGTAGTCGTTACCCTTTTCTGGGCGATAGAGGCTTAGTCTTGGCATAGTCATATATTTACCGCTGCAATAAATAAGAGTATGAACCAAATAGATCAAGCTAAAAAAGACGTCTACGATTACTGCAAAGCAATGCTGGGCGACGGTATGATAGACATTGAACTAGACCCTATCCATTACGAAACAGCATTATCTAGAAGCCTTGGAGTTTTTAGGCAGCGCGGTGAAAATTCAGTTGAAGAAAGTTTTGCTTTTTTAACTCTAAGAGAGAATACCAACGAATATATACTGCCTAGAGAAATACAGCAGGTTCGACAAATTTATCGAAGATCAGTAGGATCACGCTCTGGCAACGGAACAGGTGGTACAGTATTCGAACCTTTCAACCTAGCCTATACCAATACCTATTTGTTAAGTTCAACCAATATGGGCGGCTTGCTGACCTATGAATTGTTTAGTCAATATCAAGAACTGGTAGGTAAGATGTTTGGATCATTTATCAACTTTACCTGGAATCCACAGAGTCGTAAATTGGTAATAATGCAGCGCCCTAGAGGGGATGAAGAAGTTATGCTATGGTGCTACAATACTAAACCAGATCACGCTATCATCAACGACACCTATGCAGGACAGTGGATTAAAGATTATAGTTTAGCCAACTGCAAAATGATGCTAGGACAGGCCCGCGAAAAGTTTGCTCAGATTGCCGGCCCACAGGGCGGAAGTTCACTAAATGGTGCCGCTATGAAAAGTGAAGCACAGGCTGATTTAGATCGCCTAACCAAAGAACTAGAGACTCTGGTTGCTGGCGGTTCGGGTTATACATTCATAATTGGTTAACAAGATTTGACATTTTAATATTTCCACTGTATAATTGTCTTAGTTGGAGACATTTATGATAATTGGAATTTGCGGATTTATAGGCAGCGGTAAGGATACTGTTGCAGACTACCTAGTTAACTTTCACGAATTTAGAAGAGAAAGTTTTGCATCAACACTTAAAGATGCAGTAGCAGCGGTATTTGGCTGGGATCGAACTCTTCTAGAAGGTCGAACTAAAGAAGCTCGTGAGTGGCGAGAACAAGTAGATCCGTGGTGGGCCACTCGATTAGATATGCCCACTCTTACTCCGCGTTGGGTTCTACAATATTGGGGAACAGAAGTATGCCGCAAAGGCTTTCACGATGATATCTGGATTGCCAGTCTAGAAAACAAATTGCGTAATTCAAAAGACAACGTTGTTATATCGGACTGCCGGTTCCCTAATGAGATTCAGAGTATACGTGATGCCGGGGGACAAATTATTTGGGTACAAAGAGGTGAGTTGCCCAACTGGTATGATACGGCCATAGCAGCTAATCGGGGACATAATTGGGCAGTACAGGATCTAAAAATGCGTCAGATTCATGCTAGTGAAACTGCCTGGGTCGGAACTGATTTTGATTCTGTCATTGACAATAACAAAACCATAGACGATCTATACAAACAGGCTAGTAGTCTGCTAGAAGATCGCCTTGTTTCCATGTAATGCCCTCTTTTTGTAAAGTGCGTTGACAATTTGCACAGATTGTTTTTAAGTTCGTAGGCCTGCAATTATTAAGATTGCCGTCTATATGAAACACATTAAACTGTTCTGAGTGTTTACTTTTATAACCACATTTTTCGCAAATGTCTTTTTTCTTGTAACCTGATTGCGCCCATCTTGGTTTCTTTGATCTTGCTCCTCGAGCACAAGTGTCACACTGACTTCGATAAAATGTTTTTTTATCTTTGTGGTAATTCACCGCACACGGCTTATCTTCGCAGGTTTGACATAAAGGACGCATAATATATTTATTAACCGCCCTTTTTCTGCCCTTTTTAATATACTATAAGTGCCCATTTTTCCTACACTACGCTAAATATTATGAGAGAACTAAACCTCAGGAGAATACAATATGGCACTAGTTTCCCCAGGCGTACAAGTTACGATAATCGACGAGAGTTTTTACACACCAGCAGAACCTGGTACTACTCCCCTTATTGTAGTTGCAACCGCACAAGATAAAAGCAATGGAGCAGGCACGGGTACTGCTACTGCTACAACCGCAGCAAATGCTGGCAAAGCATTTAGACTAACCAGTCAGAAAGATGTTGGCGATTTGTTTGGTGTTCCTTTCTTTGAAAAGACACCTAGCAACACACCAATTCACGGCAGTGAGCGCAACGAATACGGTCTTCTAGCAGCCTACAGCTACCTTGGTGTTTCAGCAAGCGCATTTATTGTACGTGCAGACGTTAATCTAGACGAACTAGAAGGCACAGCAATTGAACCAGGCAGCGAGCCAACTGACGGTGCTTGGTGGTTTGATACATCCGCAAGTGCTTGGGGTATTTTTGAGTGGAACGGCGCAGCTGGTAATACAACAGGTGGCCAAACTTTCACACTGAAACAACCATTAGTTTTAACTGATGCTGATGCAACAACTAAAATTACTTCCAGCGCACCAAGAGCAAGCGTTGGTAGCATTGGCGACTATGCCGTTGTATTTGAAACTGGTTCATTGACTAAAGAACTTGCAAGAATCTATTACAAGAGTCCAGGCGGCGGATATGACGCAGGTGGTAGTTTAGTTGGTGCTGGCACTTGGGTCAAGGTAGGCTCGAGCGGCTGGGCAGCAAGCTGGCCAACAGTGACATCTAAGACCATTTCTACTGCGTTAACAGCAGGACACACATTTACTCTAAACGGTACACTGATTACAGCCAGTGGAACAACCCTGTCAAGTTTAGTGTCCGATATTAACACAGCAATGGGTGGCAGTTCTGGTGTTCATGCAAAAGCAGTAAGCAACAAACTATACCTATACAGCAACGGTGCTACAGAAGGTAAAGGCGATTCTACAAGTTCTGGTAGTATTGTTATTGCAGCGGGTTCTGGAACAATTTTAGGTGCAACTGGCTTAGATATTACAGCTAAAGAATATTTTCCACCAACATTGGCCATTGCACCTCACACAGCAGTTCCTGAGTGGAAAACCGCTGACACTGAACCCAAGCCAACAGGCAGCGTTTGGT